GAATCTCTCCGGGGCGGATCTCTCCGGGGCGAATCTCTCCAGGGCGAATCTCTCCAGGGCGGATCTCTCCAGGGCGAATCTCTCCAGGGCGAATCTCTCCAGGGCGAATCTCTCCAGGGCGGATCTCTCCAGGGCGAATCTCTCCAGGGCGAATCTCTTCGGGGCAGATCTCTCCGGGGCGGATCTCTCCGAGACGAATCTCTCCGGGGCGAATCTCTTCGGGGCGGATATTGACTACTCAAGCATTCCTTTACAGTGTACTTCTCTTACAATAAAAGTTTGTGATAAAATCTCTGCTCAGTTGTTATACCACGCATTTGCAGTTTCTAAATTACAGCCAACACCTGAACAAATAACTTTCATGGAAAAGAACTTTCATAGATACTATGAATGCGGAGGTAAGAAAACAATATGCTCAGCAAACAACTAGTTAACGCCTTGAATAATGCGGAAGACCTGGCATCTGGCCAGAAGACTTTGACAACTTTAGAGGCTATACAGATTGCTCAAGAACTCAATAGTCTCGGTCAGATAGTTAGGCGTCTGTTAGATGTACTGGCAGAACTTGATGAGAAAGGAGGCTTTAAATGAATCATATTGACAGGATAGAAACTCGTAACACTGGTGGAGGCATAATGGTAGACTTTGTATTTCTTAAGTCTGGCCAGGTAATTACTATTAGTGACGACAGTGTACTAGTTAATGAGTCTGAAGAAGCCTGGTATGATGGTAATAAAGAGCTAATAGGAACAGTATACCTTCCGGAGGATATATGAAATGGACTTGTAAGGATGGGCGAGTCATGGAGATGAGTGAGATGTCCACTAGTCATCTTAAAAATACTATAGCTATGCTAAGGAGAAAAGGCTGGGTTACTCATGCCGAGTTCACCCAGGCATGGGTCTATGCGTATTCTCCCTGGTCGGGGGAGATGGCGGCCGATGCCGTACAAGCCGAGCTAGATAATATGATCCCTTCAAGAAGGTTAGAGGCTCTAGAAAATGAACTTGTTAATAGGGGAAAACAATGAATAGGGATTGTGAATGCCTCGGTAAGTTTCAGTTTGGCACCCAGAACGCCGCAGCCAGAGTCCTTAAGAAGATGAAGGATTCTGGTAAGAAAAATGTGTATAAGTGTTCTGCTTGTGATCACTGGCACATCGGCAGTATTCTGGGTCATAAACACATAGTGGCCAAAAGGAGGGCTAAATGAGAAAAATCCTGGTAGATACTAAAGGCGATATTAAAGTCCAGATTTACTACAGTCATCAATGGAATGAGTACACTGTAAAACTGTATATCAAAGGCGTGTACCAGACTCATTCAGACTATTTTACTGATGACAAACAAGATGCCTATGATACGGCACAGCATATGCTTAACAACACAAAAGTGGAGGCATAAATGAAACAGCATGTCATCTTTTCAGTAATATTTGCTGTTATTGCATGTATGGCTGCAGGAATTAATTACCATTTTACACGTCCCACTATAGCTATCCAGAAGTTTAAATGTGGGTCCATAACCCTAGCAGTTAAAGTGGATAAGCACTACACAAATGACGAAGAAGTTTGTGCAATGATAAAACAAGCAATGGAAAAGGAAGAAAAATAATGACGTCATATAAAGTTGGAGATAAAGTACACTATCAGCCAGAGCACTATGGGTCTAATGAATGGGAAAATGGTATTGTTAAAGAAGTCCGTGAAAGTATAAAAGAGGCTGTATGGGTCGTCTATAATTGTAATAACGAGTGGCATAGGTATACTGATTATACTTCTGCTAAAACAAATTTAAGAGATTTAAAAAGGGGATGGAGGTAAAGTAATGGACCAGCATTCAAAAATGTCCCCGAGTAGGCTAGCTCGGATACTTCGGTGTCCCGGGTCGGTTCACTTGGGATCACGAATCACACAGAAAACTTCAACTTATGCAGAAGAAGGAACTATGCTGCATGAGGTAACTAAAGCCTGCATTATCCACGATAAAACTCCTAGAGAGATTAAGGCAGACCTTACCAATGAACAAGCAAATGCCGTGGATGACTGTATTGATTACTATAAGTTGCTTCTGGTCAGTATGGGAGACAAATCATACAGCTTACTTATTGAACAGGCTGTGAATTGCCTGATGCATGACTGCCCTGAAGTGTATGGCACAGTAGACATAATCGCTCACGACCACACTGAGCAGTTGATTCACATTGTGGATTGGAAATTTGGTCAAGGTGTGCCTGTATACGCTACCGATAATGAGCAGTTGTTGGCCTACGCAGCAGGGTATGCTGAACCATCCTGGATAGAAAGCCACCGTTTTATTTTGCATGTAGTTCAGCCCAGGATTAATAACTACACCACCTGGCATCTTTCAGGAGTGCAGCTCAAAGAGTGGATAAATGGCTCACTTCGACCAGGAGTTGAAGCGGCCAGAATAGAAACAGCTCCTCTCGTTCCAGGGAAAAAGCAGTGTAGATGGTGCCCAGCTGCAGCAGTATGCAGAGCTCGATTTGAGAATGCCCACAATATCGCAGCAGAGGTATTTCAGGCATATACAGCTGTAAAAGCAGATGCCCATCTGGTTAGTGATGAAGAATTGGCTAAAGTCATACTGCAGGCTGATGAATACGAAAGCTATGTAGCTTCCTTAAGAGCTCATGCACGGGCGAGGTTATTAGAGTCTGGAGCCTTTCCTGGGTTTAAACTTGTTGCTGGTCGATCCTCTCGTCAGTGGGCCTACCCAGAAGTACAGATTGCTGAGGAGCTTGAGAGTTTGGGAGTAGACACGGAAATTATGTACCCGGCCAAGTTGGCCTCTCCTCCACAGATTGAAACGGCCTATAAAACTTTAAAAAAGAATGACTTGTTTAAGTCTCTGTATCTTAAAACTGATGGTAAACCAACGATGGTACCAGAAACAGATCCTAGATCGGCCATACAAGCATCAAACAGTGCTGAAGTAGCTTTTTCAGATTTACTAGAATAATAATTTAGTTTTGGTCGTTTTTTAATGTACTTTTTGCATTATTTAGGTTATAATTTAGTATAAGTGAGAGGTTGTTCATGAGTGGTTCATGGACAGTTTAACATCCTATTATGGAGGAAATTATGTCTCAGGTAGCAAAGCATTATCGTGCGGAAGAGTTGATCAAGGCCGGTGGTGCAACCCTGGCAACCCTTATGGGTGAGCTTGAGGTTGATCAGAAAGGACTGGCGAGCCAGTTCTACTACATGCGGCTCCGGGGCCTGTTCCCGGTGAAGGATGCTGAGACTGGTGTATTCAGCATCATGTCCAAGGAAGACTACGACATGCAGCAGGCTGATCGGGCTGCCAATCGTAAACCGGTTGTTCAGAAGTCTCCGGAAGCCCGCCTTGAGGATGCTAACAAGCGTCTGTCTCGGGCTCAGAAGGCCGTTCAGACTTGTGAGGCGCGGAATGACAAGAATCCGTCTCTCAAGAATGAGCTGCTCTGGAAGCGCGCCTCTGTGGAAGCCGAGCTCGCCGAGCTTGAGGTGACTGAGGCTGAAGACGCGATCAACGGTTAGTTATAAAGGGGCTTCTCCGGAAGCCCCTTTATTTTGGCCTCATTCTCGTAAAAATTTCACGGAGGAGTTAATATGGCAAAAGGTAAAAAATTTGACAACGATAAGCCTAGATTTGATCTCCTAGACCCGCAGTTCCTTGAGGATACTGCAGAAGTTCTTACTGAAGGAGCTGAGCAGTACGGAGATTATAACTGGAAACAGATCGAGCGGGAACGGTATATCGCGGCGTCATACAGGCATCTTAATGCTCTGCATAAAGGCGAAGTCAACGACCCAAAATCTGGTAAACCTCATGCAGCACACCTCGCCTGTAATGCGATGTTTCTCCATTGGTTAGATACCTAAGGAGTAAGTCATGAAGATAATGATCCAACGACAGATAATGATGGCTCCTTATGTCTACTACAAAGTAGGCGTTGAGCTTGAAGGACCCGAGGAAGACTTTAAGCATATGTACAAGGATGCTAATGCTTTTCTTGAGGACCTCATTAAAAAAGAAACTGAATGGTACGCGGCTGAGGGTTGTTATAATGCCCATGAGAGGAGCAAGAAATGAATATAAGATCATATGACCAGATGTCTGTTGAGATTATCAGGCATACTGAAAACCCGGGAGAGCTTGTCAGAGAAGCTCTTAATAGGACGATGAAAAAGGATGCCCCTAATAGCGGGGTTGTGTCTTCTAACACCTTGGCATTTCTGATTAATGCTAACCACGGGTCAATCATCGAGCATGTAAGTTTTACCTTTGATATCAAAGGGGTATCAAGGGCCTTCTTGGCTCAAATTACTCGCCATCGTATGGCTAGTTACACATCATCTAGCCAGCACTACCAAGACTACCGAGACTACCCAATGGTTGTATCTGAGGCTATGAAAAATGACGAGATTGCTGAGTCTTGTTTGACAATAGCCTTAGACAACTATAAGTACTTGGTAGACCAACATGAGACTAAACCAGAAGAGGCCAGGATGATTCTGCCCAATGCCTGCGAGGTTAATCTCTTGTGGACTATTAATGCTAGGTCATTGTCTAACTTTATATCTCAGAGAGCTTGTAGACGCAATGTAGAAGAGATGCGAATCTTCGCAAGTCATGTGATAAATGAACTGGAAATGATCTGGGTAGAGTTTGCTCGAGTACTCGGTCCAGAGTGCTATCGTCTTGGTGTATGCCTTCAGGGTAAGATGTCTTGTGGTAAACCCTGGCCAAGGAGTGAGTATGGACTTTAAAGAAATATACCAGGCTATAAATGAGTACCAGTGTACTCTTGGGCATGACACTACTAAAATGACTGCTCAAGAACTCTTAGAGTACCGTAATAATATGAGTTTGGGGTTATTCATGGAAGTAGCAGAGCTCATAGACTCAACCCCATGGAAACCTTGGAGGCCTGTTAAAGACCAAACTTTTGACATCCCTAATGCCCGGGTTGAAATCATTGACTGTATATTTTTTCTCGTAGGTATTGCTAGGTCAATGTACATAACTGCTGAGGACCTTGAAGCGGAGTTCACGAAGAAACTTGAGGAAAATTACGCCAGAATTACTTCTGGTTATAACCACACTAATGGGCTTTCCAGACCTGAGGAGCCTGGAAAAGGGTTTGACGATTTTGAATACTAAACTTGAAATTAACTACTTAGGAGAACTGCAATGATTATTGGTAAAAAAGGACTGCCTGTTCGATTCAACTATTTGCGCGTATTTGAAGCTGCACTAACACCCTCGGGTGACATGAAATTTTCGGTGTGCATACTTATTCCCAAGACTCCTGAATACAAGGCTGTTCGGGATGAAGTGGAAGCGGCCATCCTCAAAGCCATCACGAAAGGTATCGCCGATGGCAAGTTCACCAAGGCTCAGACTGAGGCCGCGAGCTTCAAGCACGGCATTCGGGATGGAGACCTGAGTGAGGAACTTGGGCCTGAGTTTAAAGGCCACATGTTTGTGAACGCAAACTGTGCGGAAAAGGATCCTCCAGGTGTTGTTAACGACAAGGCCAAACCCATCATGAACCGTGATGATATTTACAGCGGAGCATGGGGCTACGTAGATGCCAATCCTTACGGCCACAATAATGCCGGTAATAAGGGTGTGGCTTTCTGGCTTAACCATGTAATGAAAGCTAAAGATGATGATCGTCTTGATGGCAAGCAGTCAGCTGATAAAGCTTTTGCAGGATTCGCTGTAGAAACTGAATCAGATTCTGATTTGTCCTAATACAAAAATAGTACGGCGGTGGCGGAAAGGGTAACGCAGCGGACGGACGCTGAGACGCGAAACGTGGCGATGACCATAGAAGAAACATTATGCAGAGTTCGATTCTCTGCCCGCCGTACACTTAAAGGAGGATGGGATGCAAATTATGATGCGTAGCGCTGAAGATGATTTTGTTGCGATGCGAACTGCTAATGGGATGGAAAAAGCTGGGGCGGTAGTGTTCAGTATTACCTCTAATGGTGAGAGGTCTCACTTTGGAGCAATGGCGCCGCACACGAGGTTTATCGTGTGGGCGAAGGTTGCCAATGACGAGATGATAGATGTGGTAGATGAGTCTATATCGAGAGAGCTATCCACATAATATTTGCTGCATTTTAAGGGGGCTAATGAATACAAAGTTTCTTAAAGGCAAAGCTTTTCAATATGGGTTGTTCCTCATCGAGTATGGATTTAAGGAGCTACCTGAGAAAGCTCAACAACAGGTATTGTCTGTATCAATAGATATAACAACAGGAGGGTTCACATGTCCGATAGCGTCTACCTCGACTTCGAAACAAAGTCAGAAGTGGACTTAAATTTAGGAGGGAAGCGTTATGCCGAACACCAGAGCACTGACATGGTCATGCTCGGGTTTCGTATTAACGACAAGCCCACAGTAGTGTGGGTACCTCCTAGTCCACCGCCAGCCGATCTCATCTGGGCAGTTGAGAATGGTGCAACAATTTATGCCTTTAATGCAATATTTGATTGGCGCATATGGAACAACATACGCCAACGATATGGCTTACCAGAATGGAAGATTGAGAGTACTGTAGATGTAATGGCCTTATGTGGTAGGTATACTATACCACAGAGTTTAGACAAGGCTGGGTCAGTTCTCAATACCCTGGTGAAGAAGAACCCTCGTGGAAAGGCCCTAATGGCAAAGATTTGCTGCCCACCTTTCCAGTATACAGAAGCTGAGTTTGCCGAGTTTATATCCTACTGTCATGATGACGTGGATACTATGATTGGCATAATTAACTCTTTGCCATCTAACAAGTTATCAGAAGCGGAGCATAAAGCTTGGCTAATGACAGTGCTCCTTAATGAGTATGGGGTGCCCGTAGACGCGGCATCGACAAAGAATATCTATGAGGTAACTTCACAGTATTTCGCGGTAGTTACCGAGTCCTTACCAGATATCACATCAGGCCTAGTTACTACTCCCAATCAGGTTAAGCGTATAAAAGAATGGCTTATAGGAGAGGGCGTGGATGTTCCTAACCTTCAGGCTGAGACAGTAGAAACCTTACTAGCCAGAGATAACTTAACTCCTAATGCTCGGGCTGTACTTGAGATACGAGCTGAGCTTGGGCAGTCAAGTGTCAAGAAGTACAAGACCTTACACTCTATGATTTATAAGGGCCGTGTCTACGATAATTTTAGGTACTATGGAGCGGCAACTGGTCGCTGGTCAGGTATGGGTTTTCAGTTGCATAACTTGCCAAGGGCCCAAGCTGAAGATGTAGACGTCGCACTTAATTGGTTCGCAGACCCTATGTCTATGCCAGAAGATACTAATCCTATGACGGAAGCCAAGGGTCTCGTACGATCAATGCTTATGGCTCCTCCTAGGTATGTACTCTTTGACTCTGACTATACAAGCATTGAGAACATCCTTCTTGCTTGGGTTGCAGAGGATTGGCTTACTGTTGATGACTTTGGTCGAGGGTTTTGTCAGTACAGTGATATGGCAGCTTTCCTTTATAAGGTGCCATATGAAGACATTATCAGTGGACATAAAGCCAAAGTCAAAGAGATGTCTCACTTACGAAAAGTGGGCAAGATCATCATCCTTGGCTGTGGTTACGCCATGTCAGGCAAGACTCTTAAAGCTACAGCTGAGGGTTACGGGGTATTTATGACCCTGGAGGAAGCTGATGCAGCTGTTGCAGCATACAGGGCTAAATATAAACTCGTGGTATCTTACTGGTATCGAATGATGAACCTAGCCAGGGCTGCCATAGCCAACAAGGGCCAGGCATTTGCTTCTAACCAGTGCGCCTTCAAGGTTGTCCGAGACAGAGTGGGCACTGAGTGGCTCACGTTGCAGTTACCTTCAGGGCGTAAGTTATTCTACATGTCTCCAGAAATAGATGGTACTCTCATTGTTCATATGGGTACTCATCCTAAAACCAAGCAATGGTCTAAGTTATCCATTATTCCAGGACGCATGACTGAAAACATTATTCAAGCTCTGGCTAGGGATGTACTAGTTCACGGTAAGCAAACTCTGATTGACAATGGGTACAAAGTCATCGCGTCTATCCACGACCAGATTTTAGCAGAGGTTCCTGAAGAAGGAGACCTCGAAGTTAAGTTTGATGAGTTCCGAAGGCTTATGTGTAGCCTTCCAGAATGGGCTAAAACACCTCGTCCCATCCCATTACAAGCAGGTGGTTACATTGGCAAGAGGTTTAAGAAAGAGTGATGGACTTTTACAATAACTTAACTCTGAAGTATACAGGTATGTCTAACCAAGAGATTCAAGACCACATGTCAGTTCTTCGTAACAGAGATGCCATGTGGGCTAGAATACGGGTAGACTATGGCACAGCAGATCGGATACTACAACTTTTGGCGGTAGAGTACTTTAACAAGCAGCGAGTACGAATAATTAAGGACTTACATGCGAAATACAGTAGTCTTATACAATACACCCAGTGGCAACAATTATTGGCTAACTCTGTGGAGGTTAAGCATGGGACAAAAGGAGAATGAGGTTGAGCAGTACCTATGCAAGATGGTGCGAGAACTTGGGGGAATACCTTACAAATTCACGAGTCCTGGACGAAACAGTGTGCCAGACAGGATATGTGTATTTCCAGGCGGAGGAGTGTTATTTGTGGAGTGTAAGGCTCCCGATGGTAAGTTATCTCTTGGTCAAATACACGAGATTAATTTACTGCAGAAGTTAAATCAAGTAGTGGTGGTAGTGTCAACTAAAATAGAGGTCGATGCTATACGGTATACTCTTACTGGAGGAGATAAGAATGACCAACGAATACGAGGTACTCACACGTCTAACCAGGGAGTCTTCAACAAACTCAAAGAAACAGGTACTGAGGAACTCGGATAGCCTTGAACTTAAAACTATATTGGAGTACACCTATAACCCATTTAAGATGTACCATCTAACGGCCCCTGGAGTCTTAGGCACTGGTACAGGCCCGCTGGATAGAGAGGGCTGGCTAATCCTAGACCAACTGGCTTCAGGTGTTCTGTCAGGACATCAAGCTGAACATGTAGTTATTAGGTATATGAAACAGTTAACTCTGGAAGACTCAATACTGTTTGGGCACATACTTAACAAAGACCTTAGGTGCGGAATATCCACCAAGACTATTAACTCAGTCTGGCCAGGGCTAATTCCTACCCACGACGTAATGCTTGCGCACAAGTTTGACGAGAAGCGGGTTACGTTTCCTTGTTGGGCTACCCTTAAGATTGATGGCATACGCAGTATATACCGGGACGGAGAATTTTATACTCGTAATGGCAAAAAGTTATACGGTTTGACTCGGCTCAAAGAGCACTTAGTAAGTATTAACGCTCCTGTACTTGACCTCGAGTTATATGTCCCAGGGGTTAGTTTTCAAGTAGGCTCAGGTATGATAAGAAGTTATACTGAAGTACCTAATGTCTCGGCGTACATACTAGATTTGCCTGAATCCAAAGAAAGTGAATACGGGCTAAAACGGGTATTAGTCGCTGACTACACAAAAGAGTATATTCAAGAAGTACCAGCTTGGGTAGTTAGGAGTATAGAAGAGTTACAGTTTTATTATCAACGGGCTATTGAACAAACATACGAAGGTTTAGTAGTTCGGCCATTACATTACACTTATGAACACAAGCGAAGTTACTCGTGGATGAAAATGAAGCAAGTTGAGTCTGAAGACTTACCAGTGGTGGGGCTCTTCGAAGGTGAAGGAAAATACATGTGCATGCTTGGCGGTATTATTGTTAACCGTAATGGAGTCCAGGTTAAAGTAGGCGGAGGGTTCTCAGATGACGAACGCCGAGAAATCTGGGACGGAGGAGATAAGTACACAGGCTGGATTGCCGAAGTCCTTTATCATGAGGTGACTCCTGATGGCAGTCTTCGGCACCCAAGGTTTTTAAGATGGAGGTTTGACAAATGACAATGCATGACTATCAGAGGCGTGCATTACAGTTTGCTTTAGAGCACCCAGCTTCATATATGGCTATTGATATGGGGTTGGGTAAAACACGTATCGCTCTGGAATGGATTCAAGCCCTATCCAGACCGACTCTAGTAGTTGCCCCCGTAAGGGTCTGCATGACGTCGTGGCCTAATGAAATTAAGAAGTGGGGGTTCGACATAAATTATGCTACTCTTCACGGGGACGATAAGTTAAGAATACTCAAAAATTTAGCTAGTTATAAGGCCATATTCTGCCCTTATTCGAGTTTAAAATGGCTTTTTAGTGCTTTGACTAGCCCTAATCAGAAAGGCTTAAAATGGGTCAATATGAATCTCGTTTTGGACGAAGCAACTTTCGTTAAGTCACATAGTACTAAACGGTTTGACTGGCTAAAGAAGATGGATATGTTACTTACCAATCGTCGTATGGCTCTGTCTGCTACGCCCGCACCCCAGAGTCTTATAGACCTGTGGTCACAGTATTATCTGCTTGATAAGGGCCAGTGTCTTGGTAAGAATATATCAGCTTTCAGAAAGCAGTACTGTCAGTCATTCAGTTATCCTGGCATGCCTGTTACGCTCTACAAAGTTCCAGAGATTTATAAGCAGGTAATCTATGATGCTGTAGCCCCTATAACCTTTAGGTTAGACGCGGCGGATTACAAAGACTTACCAGAAGTGATCTACAATTTTATACCTATTGCATTACCTGCCGAAGCTACAGTTAAGTACCATCAGTTAGAACAGGCAATGGCTTTACAGCTGGATGACCAAACTGCAGTATTTTCTGAGAATGCGGCGTCTCTTAGTATGAAGCTTAGACAAGTAATACAAGGAGGTATATACACTTATGATGACATAACATTAAAGAGAACCGGGTGCCACATATTACATGAAGCCAAACTAGAAGCTCTTAAGGAGGTGATAGAAGCCCATCCCGGTAAGTCTATACTATGTGCTATACAGTTTAGGTTTGAACTAGATATGCTTAAACAAGCCTTTCCTAAAGCCGAAGTAATAGCAGGAGGATGTGATGCCAAAGATGCAATTCGCATTATGGATAGTTGGAATGCTGGTAATATCCCTCTTCTTATATGCCATCCAGCTTCTATTTCTCATGGTGTAAACTTACAAGATGGGGGACATATACTTATATGGTATGGGTTAACTTGGAGTCTAGAGCAATACATACAACTTACAGGGCGCCTAGCCAGACAAGGGCAGAAGTATCCTGTAATAGTTCATCACTTGATAGCCACAGACACGATTGATGAAGCTGTTAAAGCCGCGATTGATGCTAAAGCATCTGGTCAGCAAAAGTTATTAAACTACCTTAAGGAGTATATACATGGTAAAAGTAACGTTTAGTTCGGATGGTGTAGAGTATAGGACTCTGATGATAAGCAAAGCCAATTTAGATACGTTTAGCGTCGTCGATGTTTTTTACGGGCCATGGACTCCTAAGTACACGTCTATTTGGGTATGGAAGGGGCCTCAAGGTACTAGTGAGGTTAAGGCTATGGAAATGATTCTTAAAAAGGAGAATATCAATGGCTGAGAATGAAATGCAGTGGCAAACAGTAGACCATGAAGTGATGGTAGAAATAACGGTTACCTATGGGGACAAGAAGCTCAGGAATGCTATCCGCATACCAGTCACTGACCTTATCAAGGAACCGGGTAAACGGCCTCATATGATTCTGGCTAGGCATATGGAAGATTACTTCTACCCAATGGCCCAAAACTTCTGTGATAAAGTGTTCTCAAGAAACCCCGCCCCACTCGATTGAATAGTGCCCGCCATCCCCCCAGCCAATACCATTACGACAGAGGGGATGGCGGGTAAGCCATATTGCTGCGGACTCTTCATGAGCCTCTGAGTCTTCTTGGTAAACCCCATTTATGAACATAAGTAAATCTGCGGCTAGCCTACGATGGTGATTACTATTCTTCATGTGATCTGACGTAGGGTCCTTAGTAGTTATATTTTCAGCCACCTCGTCAAATGCGACATTAACTCCTAGTCCTAATCCGTGCTCATTATTAATCCAGTTAACATGGGCGGCAATTAAACTAGTGAATAGGACCTGAGCTTCAGATAACGTCATTGGCCGTTCCCCCGTAACCATTCGAATAACAGTATGAGTACCCCAGCTAGTGTAGACGATATAGTTGACGCCGTAGCCGTGGAGGCCCCTTTATTCTCCTGACTTTTCAGCACAGCAATAGCCTCACCATGTGTGACTACTACAGTACTTAGTTGCGCAATTGTATTGACTATATGAGCTAGTTGTTTTGATTGCTCAGATGCGAGAGTCTTAGCTTCAGTAATAATAACTAAGAAGTCCTTATTAGCCTTAGTCATGTCATTCAAGCACTGTGTGGCCTGCTCGACAGATTCCTCTAGTTGCGAAGCTAATACCTGCACAGTTGCGCACCCTTCTCTAGGACATTCCATTGTTAGTACGCCCCCTCGGCGACACGTAAACTTTTCTATAATTGTGACTTTCCCACTTGTTGTACTGCACACCCCATAAGTGCATTATAGCTCTGGGTAGACTCATGCCATCTTCTCGGCATGTACGATAATACTCCCAGTCCACTTCAGATTTAAATCCTTTGTCAAGTAAGTCATCTTGAATTAAGCATACTAGGGCATCATGAATAAGACTAGCCCTCATATTAGTTTCTGTATCAGTAGCCACATCTGCGCCGTTCCAAGCATAGCCCGAAGCTAACCAGAGGACGCCACTGGTATACAGCTTAACATACTCAGTAAGTATATCTTTAGGCGGGTTAATATTAGTCTGGTAAGTATGCGCTCGATTAGTTATGTAATTGTACTTCTTACGGTACTCAACGACTTTATCCATTAGTGCTTACCAAATTGATGTTTTGCAATAACCTCAGACGCCTCTTTGCACCATGGACACGGCGAGATATCACAGCGTCGGTAATCTACCGATGACGGGTCGGAGTGCCAGTCCATGATTACCCGCAGCAGGTCCAGCGCCAGTTCTCGAGTTTCGCTCATCGCTTCTTGCCAAAACAATTCCCCTTGTAATCCAGGTAGCTCTTGCCGCCTGCGGGGATTGTGAACCGATAAGTCTTCCCGTTTCGGTTTTTAGCGAGGACCGTTCCTGACATGTGGGTTGGCTGCTGTTTTTTGAAATCAATGTTGGTCCACCACTCCCGACCCTCATCGTTTCGATTCTGACACCGAAACGACACACCATTGAAGGTGACCGACTCGTAGGCGTCCCCGACGCAAAAGATCAGGGACACACCCCATCCGTTCGGCGGGTGTTCTTTCTGTAGGCTCACCGGGTTGTAATGGTGGAGGATGTCCTTGTAGTTGACATCGATAATTCCGTCAGCCGGCGGAGGAGTAGGAGGGGGCGGCGTAGGGCCGGGAGGAGTCGGCCCTGGGGCCGGGGCGGTATCGGCAACAATCTTAATGCCCAAGTCCGCCAATTTTGCATTGACCAGTGAGAGCTTGACTTCGTACATTATAAATCTCCTGACATCGGCAGAGGTTCAGGGTTGATCTCGACATTGCACTTATCGCTTTCGTAAGCGAAGTGAATCCCATCGAGGGCGCCCTTGGAATACATCAAGCATCCGCCGGCAACTACGTCTCCGAACAGGCCGTACCCACCTTCAGCTCCAAGCTGATAGATTTCCACATACGCCTCGGCCGAGTACCTGGCACACCCGCCCAGCCCGACCAGGGCCAGGACAATCAACATGATCCGTAATTTTTCCATTTCCGTACCCTCCTTTGGTAGTCTATCTCGTCGTACACCAGTGTACCGGCGATTATCGCCAGCGCCACGATTTCTAAAAATAAGACAATGGTTGTCATGGACTCACTATCCTTGCGCCACTAGTAGAATTCTGTCCCATCTGGCCAGTCGCAGAATGAGTTCCGATTGGTCGCGGTTGTATCGGCGTTTCGTTACTTATAAAAAATGCGGGTGTGGGGACAATGTCTTCAGTTGCCATCACCAGCATCTCATGCGGGATATAACAGGCGATGAGGCCATCGTTCCGGTCAATAGCATACGCGGCGTTTGCAGAAAGCGTCCAACGGAGTAGTGTATCATTCACCCTAGTGATTGCTGTGACAACTTCGTCCGCCACTATCTCAGCGTTCCATCCGTTTGGCAAGGTCGCCGCGCCAATCTTTGATAAACACCCCGCAATGAACTCAGCATGGTAGGCGTTTATATTGGCCTCCAGGGTGTCATTGTAGATAGTGATGTCTAGCGTAGCTCCACCACTGACCAATGTAGACTCAGTCATGGCGAAAGAAGTGATTGTCCCAGAGACAGCTCCTGCCGTTCCCCAGAACTTAATAGCTGTATCAGCCTGCGAGTCAACTCCAGTAAGGCAAGTAGTAGTTGCGGCAATGCCCCTGTCAGGGTGCGGGTAGGTGTATGGAGTGTACCCCACTGGGAATGCTTCAGGAGAACTGCTGGCGTAGTAATCGGTATTAAGTGTGAAATACGCCTCGGCACCAGTCTGTACAGAAGTGCCTACCGCGTTGCCCGATACATCTGTGTTATCCCACAAGTACAAGGGGTCCAGTGTTTGGTTGTTGTCACCACTTCCAGACTGCCCTCGCCCAACTTGGCCGCAACAGGGATAGCCTTCAGTACCGGAACAGCAGGTACTTTGGTTTGCAGTCGTGCAGGTAGAGCTTGATGCAGATGTACAGTCGGCACCGTCAGCAGGGTAGGCCATTGCGAGGTTGTTTGCTGACCCAGGCATCCGATTATCAAAGAGCGAGATTCCGGCACCTGCTGCGCCAAAGGTTGAGCTTTGACAAGCAGCTCCGCAGACGCTCCAGCGGTTAGTAAATATCCTCCCAGACCCGCCACGAAACTGCATTGTCCGTGTCCACCTCTGGTTGTTTATACTGTTCCCGTAAATCTCGACAGCTCTGCCACCATGCCTATTAGTTCCATGCCCATAGCCATGAACATCAAAGGTATCACCACCGCCTATGGTCTTGTTGCATCGGGCTACATAGGACGCACCCCATGAGCCAAGAACGGCATGGTTAAAGGTTCCTTGAAAAAGGTTGTCTTCAATAAAAACATATCTCCCCGCCCCGCCCCAATCTGAAGCATTTGACCAATCTGTGCCATCCCGCCCATAAGTGTAAATTGCAGCATCAGTTCCGTTGAATGTCGGAAATGTGCAATTATCTACTAGTCCTGTAGACCCATTGTGGAAACTAATTACACCATTAGTAGTTGAATCAAACTGGCATCCAGTTATTCTTAACCCAGGGATAGGAGTCCCGCTGTAATCAGTGCCGCTGGTTATCTTGATGGGAGCTGCTCCGGTAAACCGTATCCCAGAGATAACGGTATCATCACCACCAGTGGTAATATAGAATCCGTAATTGATAGAGGTACTAGCAATCCCGGCTCCGGTGAGGATGATTGTTTTGGTTATATTCGTCCTGCCTGTTCCCGTGCCGGTTCCGCTAGGGACATTGACCGTATCCCCGTCAGTCGCCCCCGTGATACACTCAGCAACATCTGTTTGGCTCGCGCTTGCCGCCGTCCAGGTCGGAGAACTCCCTCCACATGCTGACCAGAGCGAGGTTGGAAACATCAGTAAAAGAAATAAAGGTATTAAGTATTTCATTGTCCATACACCGTGTACTTCATGTGTCTATCTCCAGCTTGTGCTGTCCACGTTCCTGCCCCATCATCATCGTAGTAATCGATATTCGAGGCAGTGGCCACATAAGGGAAATAGACATAATTATCAGCATTCACTGCATCAGCGTAAACAACGAGTGCATATGTAGTTCCGCTGGTAACAGGGGCAGCGAGACCGTCTGTAAAACTCAAGTTAGCACCGGCTGCTATTGCTGTAGAGCAGTCGATAACAGTTGTTGGTGTTCCTCCTGCATAATCATATATGCAAGCCGTAACATTCATCGTTGGCGTACCGATTACGCCAGATGGCATGTCTATTTGGCAAACTGTATATGAGGCCGTAGGTGTGAAAGTAGTTGCCCAATAATCAGACGTGGCATACCTGAAGGCATTTTCGTTTCCGGCCGTCCCTCCGGCTTCTGAGTCTTTCTCAGCGCAGCCAGCAGGGATATTCTCCTGTATCGCAGCAATAGCTGCAAACTGGTCATCTATCCAGGTTGCTTGTACTGGTGAGGAAATCAGCAGAAGCAGGGTTAAGGTATTGATTAAGGCGTACATGTGAATGATGTCCCCCTGCAAGTTACAGTGTTTGCTGCCTGATACTGGCAGGCAACGAAGGCGTCAACGGAACTGTCGGAGGTCAGGCCCACGCTGGCTGTACAGCTCACCCCATTCAGCCAGTAGGTATCAGATGCATTTACGGTCACAGCTACAGCCGTAGCAGTCTGTGATTCTATCACCCAGTTTTCTCCCGTGCTGACCACACCAGAATGCGCGTAGGTTCCTGTGGCGGTGGCAATAAATCGCTGGCCATATAGGTTTGTACTAGCCGTGGTGAAAGTCGTGCTGTCTGGATCACCTACCACGGGGTCAAGAGTTTTAGTTGGTACCTGCAGGTAGGAAAAATATTGAGTCGAGGAGTTGTTGACCAGAACCCGCCACCTATCCGTTTGGAATTGAGCAATGAAAGAATCCCCGGTTTCCAGGGTAAGCGAGGTGCCCGTCCCCCCTTTATGCTCGAAGTTTGACGCAGCATAGGCAACTGTGCAGGTGTTTGCCGCTACGTTCGTCACCCTGATCACAGCATTGGCTATCGCGCCAGCCTCGGCCAACGTGATCGCTGAGGGATCATTGGAGCAGGTAAGGGCGATGTCGATTTCTTTATATCCAGCAGTCGGTGTCAGTGTTCCGGCGTTAGCAACGGTAGCAGCTTGAGTCACTGGAAATAATGCCTTGAGTGTACCCTGAAATGTGGCCTGGTCCTCGTCGTCAAGGAAGGTCTGTACAAAGGCTCCGGGAGTAATTCCGGCATAAAGATCGAGGTCAGTATCATACCCCTGGAAAGCTAACCAGGTGGCGGTTCCTGATAAGCATTGTCCGGCGTCTCCTGAAAATTTTAGTTGAGAAAATATACTTCCGGTCGCCCCGCTAGAGTCAAGAGTCCTAAGGGCATCAGTAGCTGTAGCCGGAGTTCCTAAAGTCGGAGCGTTAAGAGGGGTTAGTTCAGTATACCCTACAAGCAGAAACTGACCAAGAAGCAAACTTAAAGCTATTAAATATTTCTTCATTTATCTACCTCAATAGTAGTTCCGTCTACTTCAATAGTAGTTCCATCTATTTCTATTACTCCAGTAGTAACGAGAGTATTTATAGAAATAAAGCCGCTAGGGTCCTCGAATTCTTTTTGAAGAACTCTATTAAAAACCCTGTCAATTGGACTATAAGTTATATCATTCATTACACCCCTCCCGAGATTGATTCTGAATCAGCGCTCATAACCACTCGCTATCGCTCGCTTAGACAGGGTAACAGGCGAGCCGAAAGCCCACGTCGCCGCCCGAAGTCGCCCGACGGCCACTCCAATAGGCCGCCCAAACCCCGGCATACGCAACGTTGCTCCAACCCGCGCCGGACAGCAGGCCCAGGTCACCTCGCAGCCACTGGTAATAGTAGTCTGCGCCGAACAGGTTTGTCCCGGCGGCAGAGATGCCAGACAAGGAAACAGGGAAACCAAGGCCAGACTTCAGCCACCCCGCACCGCTGGTTGCTTCGGACAGCACCTGGCCGGCCCCGTCGCCGAAGCGCATCACGTTGCCATTGTTTGGATAGGTGGTCTCGAAGGCCGGGGAAAATGCGTCCATCGTCGCCGCGATGCCGGTGGCGCCCCAGTGATCGGTTGCTGCACTGTTGCCGCCGGTGAACGTCCGCATGGCCACCGTCTCCTTGGCCGTGTAGAACGTGGCCTTGGTGATCGTGCCGGGGTCTGCAACCGGATCATAATCTGCGGCAAACCCGCTGGAGTCGACGCCGGCCAGGGAAAAACTGTTGTCGTCGATTCTGGTGATGGCGAACAGCTTATCGTTCAGCGCGGTCCAGCCGGCTTGAGTGATATCCGTGTCGCCGCCGACCATCACCACCGCGCCGGTGGTCAGCCCGTGCGCTGTCCAGGTGACCGCGCAGGGGTTCGCGCGGGTCATCCCGGCAATGGCCACCGTTGCGGCAATACTGGAGATGCCGGGGCTGATCTCCCACATCAGGCCGTTAAGGTCCGCGATGCCGCAGTTTTGCCCGTTGTGTGTGGACTTGGCAAAGACGTTGCCCGCCCCGCCGCCGTACCCTGCGCTGCCGGTCTTGCCGCACTGGCTGTACCCGTCCGACTCCCATTTGACCGCCGTATCATTGGCGTCGGCCAGGGCGTTGTTGTTGCAGCCTTTGGGAAAGTTGGTGGTGGCGCTGTACCAGGAGCAGTTGTTGGTCGAGCTGGCCACCTGCCCGTGCGCCGTAGCCAGCAGGGCCAGAGCGCTGATGATGAACCTGGATCCGGGGAAAAATATCGAGCTGGCATTGACCGCCCCATTCACGCCGTCTCGGGCGTGCGCCGCGTTGAACGCCTCGTAATAGGCATTGGCCGCGCAGGCAGTGAGGCCAGTCATCGGGTTGTGATCTGCGTGCGCAGAGAGCGGGTTGCCGTTTTTTACCGAGCTGGCGATATATCCGGTACCCCAGGCATTGCGCGAGCACAGATACTTGTCCACCATAAACCCGCGCTTGATCGCCCCGCCGTCATGAAAAGCCCTATGCAAGGCGTACCCGGCCGCGTTGGCAGCGGTCACGTCAGCAAAATATGAGTAGGGCTTTACATCAACCGAGTTGACCCCGTATGTAGCATAGGTCGGGTTGGAGGCGTGGCCGATCCGGTAATAAAACGCCGGAACCCAGACCATAATTGAACCGTCCGCATACTGGTAGTTGCCGTAGTTGTCATGCAGTCGCGTCGAATCGGTGGTGCCAGTTATCAGCGAAAAATTAGCGGGGAGCGCGGGACAGATACCGACGCCAAACCCTGGGCCATTAGGAACACCGATATCATTCATATTACTGCTAGTAGTCATAGCTATAGCATGCACACGTTCTCGACTATACACTTTAAGCATAGTACGAGAATATACTCTGTCAGGACTAAGTAACATTATTCACTCCCAGCGTAAGCCTTGGCCTCTCCAACAATACGATCTGCGTCAATACGATAAAGTCTGGTAGGGTCGGCCACGTAAAACAAACAGTTAACCAGGGGCCTGTTAGTCCTAACCAGAACTCGGTAATCACCATTCGGGTCTTGGATTTTAAGGTGCACGTATCCTGTAAAAGTTCCACCTACCACGAACTCATTGATACCCTGAGGAAGTGCACCAGCTGTTCCAGTACCCGTCTCATTAGTGTAAGTTTCTTCTAAAGCTGCCATTGTTTTTCTCCTTAAAGAAGTTCGTAAAGTACATACCAGTGATAGCCCACCTGACTTTGGTCAGTAAGAGTTACCCCAGACATATTCTTCAGTTGAAAGCTATTACGGTTTGTATATATAGCAGATACTGTTCTATTTACAGCAGCAGCTGTAATCGCCATAGTACTGCCAGCAATAGAACTAATTACTGGCGGAGTTTTTGTACCTACAGTGATTAAAGTCCCACGCTTCGCCGTTCTATATTTAACGCTAAATCCTATTGGCCCAGTGCCAGTCCCTACGGCTTTAGCCAAGATGAGATTTTCAGCCCCAGTCCATCCGGAGGCGGCTGCTTGAGTATAAAAATTATCAGCGTCCCAAGACCCTGTTTCTAAAGAGGACTCAGCATACTGCTCAGTATTCTGGATTTCTTCATTTATAGACGGGGTTATAAAAGCTGTGGGTTTATCTCCTAACTCGCACTTTAAATACGAGAATCGGCAGGCATATGTGACGTCATCCGTGTAATCTGTTTTCGTGTCTACAAGCAGCATTAAGTACCCATCTTCAGTTCCAGGAGGGGCTGGAAATACTCCTGTAACTGACATGTTAGTAGTAGTTAAAGTGCCGAGTAGATAGGTCGCTATACTGGCCAGGCTAACTATATTATACCTTGTTCCTACTGTTTTAGGTATTGCGTATACCCGTAGGCTCCCTTGCTGTATATCAGAAGATACTGTTACAGTCTTGCCCTCAAGGTCTGTTAAAGATGTTTCTAAGACCTGGGCCATATGGCCCCTATGATAAGCCCCTGTAACTGCTACAGCTTTAATACTGTAATAACCGGCTGATCCTCTAGTACCTTTTAAGGATGACCGTTCACACAAGTAATCTGGAGTATCATTGTATACTGAAGAAGTGGGCCTATACCACCCAGATGTAAGTGGGATTTCGATAGCACTACTTGTTAGACCTCGATCTAATTGGCCCGTTGCATCAAGTATAAAATTAGGGTTACGGAACAAATTTTTACCTGTTCCAGGAATGGCAAGAATTCTATCCCAGGTAGTTCCATTGTAAATAATCCGGTCACCAACACTGAAGGTGACGGCATCAATTACGCCATATACAGAGATATACCCATAGTCTCCGGCGGTTAAATCAGCCCACGCAGGAACTACTCCACCAGACGCATCAAAGAGTCCTCGATACCTTTCAGGCTGGCCAGTGACTAACGCAGCTACTTCATTTAGGGCTTCCTGTACATCATCAGCAGTTAACCCTGAAGTCCCATTATCATAAGACACAGCACTAGCTGCTGGGGCCGCGTGTGTGTGAGACGGGTCAAAAAACTCCGCCCAATAACTAGCGGTCCAGGTACCAGCTGTATGGGCTACCATACATACGTAGTAGACTCCTCCATAAATAACTAGGTCCCCTATTTCATACTCAGTACCTGCAGCCCAGTCTCCCTGGTTTTTCAGGGACATTGTAAAGTTGTCCAGGCTGTCCTGCAGTTCTTGGCATATCATGGTAAGCTTGTCAAAACACCTCTCAAGCGTATCCATGTTCATAGGCCCGGCATTAAGCCAGTCTACTAACTGAGTACGAGTGGTATTCCTCTCAATTCGTAGGTACCCCGTTGCCCCAAGAGTGCTTCCAGTATCAACTACAGTAACCGTGCCATTGTATGATTGGTCAATTACGGCGGTATACCCTGGGTCTTCAGAAACCCCGTATGTGAGCGGCGTCTCAGTTACTCCATCAGCGGCAATATGAGTAACCTCTAAATCTGTGTCTGGATCATATACTTGGAACTGGAAGTCATAATCGCCTTCCCCTGAGTACACTAGGTTAGTGCTAGCCGTGGTTAGTGCTACTGTCATTGATTAGCCTCCATAAACGTCGGTTTATGTAAAGTTTTATGCTCAGCCTGTTTCTCTTCCCAACGACGACGAACATCCAGGTCTGGGTTCTTAAGCATAAGCTCTTTTGCATGATCCCGGTACTTACGTGTTACTTCCCTGAACTTCTCAGTCTTACGGTGTTCTGACCACTTATTATAGTCAGGTCTACCCATTATCATTTTAAACCGGTCTTTTAAGGATGGCCAGTCGGGTGGTTGGGCAGCAAGCAATTGAAATACTTCGTATTCCTGAGGACTCAGGTCTACGCTTTCAAAACTTCGGCGTACACGCATTACCTGAAAGCCTATAGACTCTAGCTCTTTATCTACTTTGTCAGGATTGGGAGACCAGGCAACATTCCCAACATCAGAGCCCACGACGTCCAAGAAATCAATCTGCTCTCCAAAGATATTGTAGTACTTGCTGCGGAGTTCAGGGTTAAAGAACTCCAGCATTTTACGCAAGTCATTCTCGTAGTGAAGGGGCTCGCCGTACATATCTCGTTTTATGGATAGCTCTTCTGCCAGCATAGGTACCCGGCTTTTAAGTGCATCCGTAAACGACCTAATATCTTTTACTGACGGGTCCAGAGTCTTGGTCATAAACCCGAGCAGCCCAGAGTACGGAGTTATAGCACTTGACCCAGTCTGTGTAAGCCAGATGTTAAGTCTATCAAAGTCATCACGGCGGTTTACATCATCAATTGCGGCCGAGAATGTTAGAGCACTATCTAACCAGGTGGACTCGGACACGAAGTTAAGCATGCCGGCCATAACTAATGATGCTCCGGCTTCATAGGCCTTCTGGCCTTCTTCGTCTTCCAGATCGACATGGGCCATATGTGTTTTCCACAAGGCCAGCATACGAAATGGAATTTCCATAGGGCCTAAGGCTTTAAAGGATATGCGTTTTCCACCGACTTTAACAGTCCATTCTTGGTGCCCGTTGGCTTTCCAGAGAGCCATTTGTTTGCCATTTCTAGGCCCAGGGCCGTCTAAGTCTACGCCCCATTCATCCCACATATACGCCATAGTCGCTGCAGCCGCGCCTGTAAGCACTGCAGCCGGAGCATTCCTACCCAGGGCATCAAAGGTAGGTTTAGGATTGCCGGTTGTAACTGTTGCTTTAAATCCTTCGACATTGCGGGGCATAAGAAGGCCTATAACCGGCATCCTTTCTAAGTTCCACCTGAAGACGTTGACAGGTGCACGTGTAAAAGGTATCATCGGCCTAAGCCATGGATGCTGCCGAGCCATAGTCTCTCCTTTTGACCAGAAAGACTTAAATGGCTGGCGCCCGGTAAACGTCGACTCTTCAGCAGACCGTATAGCTCGTTCTTGGTCAGACTTAAACTGTCGGGTTGTAAGAGTACTATACAGGTTAGCGATGTCTGCACTAGTCATATTTGGGTTACGACGGTATACTTCAAAAGCCCGCTCAGCAACTATTTTATACTGTTCAGACCTATAAGCGAGTATTTTAAAAAATATGTCTTCATGATTCAGGAAGGTACTCGGCAAGTTTACCACCTTACCAAGGATATTCATAACAGAAGCCAAAGCGTTATTCTGTTGGAACTGCCAAGACCTCCTGGTCATGCCAGCTTTATCCGCAGCCGCTAACTCAGCTGGCAGACCGAATTGCCGTAATGAGTTTTCCAGGGGCTGGCCGAACTTAGAGGCTACTAGGAATGCCTCTCTTACAGCGTTAACTTGACTCGACACCTCTGTAGTTAATTGGGCCCTGTACATAGCAGTCAGGTCTTCTCCACCGGCTAGCGCCCAAGTTTTGGCCATAGGGATTTTAGAAGCTGTTTCAGCGAACCTGTAGGCATAAGTGCCTCCGTTATAAATGACATTGCGAACATGAGTTAAAGGGTTAGACAGCCAACCGTTAACCGTTACCTCGTAAACCATGCCGCCAGTTTTGTTTAAGGCTTGACCTACGGCATTAGTAGCTGAAATCAGCTGGTTAAGTCTTTGCTGATTCTGAGGATTTCTAGCTACAGGCGTGGCGCAGTTGTTCTGCAATATCTTTATAAGTTGGTTCACTGACATCTGTCAATTCCTGTTTTACTTTCCTGTAAGTAGGATTATTCTGTATCTCTAAAAAGCCCTTAGTAAGCCGTCTAATTACTTTAGGTTCATTACCGATGGCTTTAATTACATGAGCCATATTACGGTCTATATCCATAGCCCCATCACCGAACTCTTGGAACAGAGCTTGGTACTCTCGCTGGATAGTCTCTAGGACTTTACCATGCAACTCTAGGTCTGATGTCACCTCACCAAATGATAAGTTGGCGAGTTCTTGGGCATATCCGTCAGTGGCCTTACCTTCTATAGTATTAGCGATGATATCTGATATCATCAGCTGTTTCCTGAGAGCCAAGGCGTCTACTACTGTTCCGTCTTCAGCAATCCTATTTGCAATCTTAACAGTATTCTCTATGCTAGACTCCAACATATCAGAATACTGATTCAAGATGTTTATCTTAAAAGACGTACTTGGGGTTAGCTCCATACGTTTGGATACTAAGTCTCTATCTGCATTACTCCTATAAGCACTCTTCTCTCTCAGAGTCCAGGTACGAAGAGCTGTATCAACTTCGTCAATACTATTGATTTTCAGTTGGTTGATAACTCTCGTTCCTGCCTCATTATCATATATGAGAGGCTGTCTCCAGTTGCCCTCGAGACGGGGTAAATCATTCTCAAGTGACTTACCAAGACGAACAAGTTCCACAACATCGAGTTCTCTTTCTATACTAGATGCCACATCTGAAGCTTCAGCGTCCTGGAACCCGCCAACTCCTTCATCTAACTCATCGGCCACTTTGTAGTATGGGTCTCGCTTGTCACTGCTGGCCCCTTCTTCTCCAAATTGTGGTTCGTCTTCCTTAGGCCGACCCACTATACCCTGGGGGCCTCCGTAGCCCTCTTCACGGTTTATATTGGCATTAGAGTCCCATTCATCAGTGGGCTCGTATTGACCCATTTCCCTACGAGCTTTTTCCGCGTGGTATCTGTTACCTACGTAATCTTTTCCTTCTATCTCTCCACGAACAGATAGCACTAGGTCATTAGCTGCGGCTTTATAAGGCGTTAACTGAAGGCGTTTGGCCTCGTAAACAAAATCATCGAGAGTTTTAAGGAGTATAATTGCTAAGTCTTGTTCATTCTTAGTTAGCCATTTAAGGTCACTATCCGGATTAGATAACCCAAGTCTATTTTTAATAATCTCAATGGCTTCAGTTTTACGAGCCGTCCAGGTCAAGTCTGTAGTATCTTGATGCCCCATTATCTCAGCTAACCGCATTAATGAGTGGTTAGTCAACTGAGGAACCTTTTTCTTTCGACCTTCTTTCTGTACCCAGTTTACATAGAAGTTAAAAAAGGAGGATAAGTTCTTTTTATTTTTCTCAAGTACTGTAGTGTAAGTATTGGTAGCATCAGCCATACTTTTAATAGCTGGATCAAATAACTGAGGTACTGCATCTGGTAAGGCTTTAGGTTCGACTACAAAATGCTGCCTTTCCAGAGGAATCCATCTATCGTCGGTAAAGTCACTAGGATCTGTGGCGCTAGCATACGTCTTACCAATGGCTCCCTGTCTGTCTCGAGTAGTGGTATTATCAATCAGGTCTACTTTAGACCCGTCACTCAGTACCCTAGATTCTGTGTCTGTGCGAGCTAAAGGCCGTACATTAGGGTCTTGCCTGATACTAACCATCATGAAGTCTTCGGGCATATCAGGATCGGCCTGGCGATATGGTAAATCAGCAGTCTGTTTGGGTTCTGCTTTAGAAACAGCTGGTACAACCTCTTTGCCTGCCGGCATAGTAACTGGAGTACCATTAAATTGGTTTAGCCACTTATCTACATGCTTTTCAGTGAATTTGCCGTCAGCGGCTTTAAGTTCAGCTGCTAACTTAGGGATAAGCTCTTTGGCTGTTTTTGACCACTCTATTGTTTCTGCTTTTATGCTGTCCTTGTTATTGAGGTATGCAGTTACTTTTTGTCCTAAGACATCATCAACGTACTCTCCAATTACTCGGTCAGTATTGCCACCAGTAGCTTTTACATTGGATATTCGGCCTTCAGCAGTTTTAATCTTAAAGTTATCCGGGAAGGAACCATTAATCTTTTCTACAGCCTGGTCTAGCTTAGTGATTACCTTAGTGCCAGTATCTGTATTGGTTTTCTGGGCTTGTGTTCGTTGTTTACCGCCCTCGACCAGCATTACTTTAGCCTTCTCGTACAGGCGCTTGTAGAAACCACTATCAGGAGTGCCATCATACTTTTTAACAAGGCCTTCAAGGGTGCCCATGTAATGTACTACTGCCCGAGCATGTTTAGAATACCCAGTACCGAGTTTCTCAGTTAAGAACTTAGCCGCATTATCTAGCTGGTCTGTACGAGATACAGTGTTATCTACAACGTGCCCAAAGTACTCTGCAGCTTTGAGATAGTCGTCCTCAACCATTTTAGGAATAAAGGTCTCCCCAGTTTTAAGGTTTTGCTGAGGAGTCAAGCCTACTATAGGCTGAGCACCTATAGTAGCGGCCACAGATTGCTTGTACAAAGTACGCAAAGACTCTTCTACGTACTTGGTAGCCTCTGCAGGATTAGAATTATATACTTCTTTTACTTTTGCCGGGCTTATAAATGCAGGCTCTGGCACATTTTTTATAGCTATAGACCCCGTGCTTTTAGGCGTACCGTCCCCTATTATGGAAGGTTGTCCTTGTGCTGAAGGCAAAAGTTTTTCAACATCAGTAGGAGAAATGCCAGTAAACTTAGCCATGCTCTGTACTACATCAGTACGAAGAACTTGAGTCTTAAGGAAGTTAAGGGCTTCAATATTCTTATCAGTAAGTTTTACTTTGCCTGTACGTATACTTGATTCTATATCAGTGATGGCGTACTTTAAGGCTTCTCGGACATTAGGGTCTTCAAATTTCCCGGCTTTAAGATTACCGTATATTGTCTTGAAACTCTGCTTCAATGTTGACGCAACTTTATCCCCTTCTACATCGGCTACTCGAGCCGCATTGAATAGAGTTTTATTGATCGCCCTTTCCAGAGTAGCCCCGGATACTGCACTGAGAACGATGTCTGCGCCAAAGGCTGCCCAGGGGTGGTCTTTTGCTATTTCATCTGTGTACGACGCAATGAAGGTATTTGTCGCAGTGCCAGTCAGTGTAGAAATCATTTTAGCTCGACTTGGCGTAATAAATGACTTGGCAAACTGGGCCATCCACGAAGGGAACTGCTTAGAGAACATTTTAGTCCCTAAGCCGAATGCCGAACTACCGCCGTATACTGCTGTGGCTATCTCTACAGGGCCTGTAGCGAACTCTAAGGGCTTATCACTAGCAACTCCGGCCTTCTTCTCCTCCTCGACCTTGGAAATGGCGTTAAGTGGAGTAAGGCCTAGTTCTTTTCTGTACCTCTGGTACATATAATCCTGGGCGTACAAGGCGTCTAATCCTTGGTCCATACTATCAGTAGGAGTAGATGCAGGAGCTCCTGTAGGGGCTGGCACAGGGGTAGCCGGAGTAGAAGTCGGAGCGGCCTCTTGTGTTCCTGGGGCTATAGGCATTTGCTGAGCATCTTTCTCAGCTAGTCTTTGACGGGCTATTTCAATAGCGTCCATTACTTTTTGCCCTTAGTAATATTTTTAAGATACCCAGAAGAAACGCCCTGTGAGTACGTTTTAATATGTAAGTTTAAGATATCTAACTGGGCGTTACCTTCTTCTCTATCCATATTACCAGAGTCTACAGAGAATATTATGGCCCTAGTCATCGCATCAGCCTTGGCTTGAAGAGCCTCAGGGTTTGCTTTTTCTTCTTCTGAAAACTTCCAGCCATTAACCAGGGCGGGCAGGAATTCGCCGTTAGATGACGCAGGAATAGAAGGCACAAACTGCTCAGATACAGAACTTAATACTTGTGAGTGAAGAGCACGTATAGTTGCCGGTTTGGCTTCTTCAGGCACATTACTAGCCCTAAGTTTTTCTAGACCAGACTGCATTTTAGCCCGGTATATAGCCATAACTTTTTCTAGGGCGTAATTCTGAGCAGTATCTTGGTCATCAAATTGACCTTTTACTTGCAAGGCTGCTACTATGGTACTCTTGGCTTGGCCCTCAAGTTCTTTAGTTTCCGCGTCTTTGCGGGTATTCATATAAGAAACAATCTCTTCCACATCCTTTGGCTTGAGCCTCGGGTCCTTCATATAGGTGTAAGGTCTACCAGCATATGTTTCCCAATTAGCCTTATACTCCGCGGATACTGAAGAAGACTCATCCACGCCATCTTGGTTGTTTATGGTATTAAAAGATGACAGTGTATCAATAAGTGTATCTACGTTAGGTGCAGCACTGTGTGGGTTAGTAGAAGCTGTAGCTAATTGTGCTTTAACCCCAGCCTCCATTAATGCCCGTTTTTCAGGAGTGGCTGTGTAAAAAGCCCTAACAGCCCCAAGGTACGCTTGAGTCCTAGATTCTCTAGCGTTCTCTTGAGCTCTGTTCTCCATGACCTCAGCCCGATCATTTGCAGCCCGCATGCCACTAATTACTGTCTGTTCCATCTTAGTCAAGGTCTCAATGGATAGACCAATAGCTTCTTCAGGATGCTCTGAGGCTAACTTTACGACGTCCTTGCCATACTGTAAGTAAGTATCAGCTAACTCAAATTCTTCGTCTACAACAGCCTGGTTCATTAGGGCTTCAAAAGCTTGATTCTGGAACTTGGCTTGCTTTAAGCGGCCATCAGGGCCGGGGAATTCAGTAGCTATTTTATCAGAGTACTTATTAATTAACTCAACAGTCCTCTTGGGGTCTCTAAAGCTATTGCCGATCTCGGTCAGTGCTTGGGCGTTATAAGCCTCGTAGGTGTCCTCAATATACTGCCTACGATGCCCTACTGAGCTATGAGCTATACTGGCGAAAGCAGTATTACGGGTTTCTAAGCCCTCAAGGACGAAGTGAGACTTAGCTCTGTCACCCATAGAGTCTTTTATTTGGTTCCAGTACTGGTCTATTTCAGTTTTCGCTGCGTCAACTGAATCAATAAAGCCCTTACCAGACTTAGTAAACAGAGCGTTTTCTCGCTCATACATTACCTCATTAATTTTAGTCCGTAATTCTATCTCTCCTCGTTTAGCCTCAGTGACGGCATCCATTTCCGCCATCTTTAAGGACGTGTCAAATAAGGTTTCGCCTAAGGCGCCTACCGCTCGACCTATCTCGGTAGGATCAGTCCTGTCTATAGGGGCATCAAGTTGTATGGGATTATGAGCCCCTATACGAGGATTAAGGTGACCACCGCCTACATCCATGCCACCAGAATGCTGGAGTAGACGAGCTTGTAATGGCCTTTGGCCTACTACTACCGCTCTAGAACTCGCGGCATAACTGTCGGGTATCTTAGGCATAACTAGTTAGTAAGCAACGAACCATAGTTGGTGTTATAAAAACTGTAATTAGACATAAAATTACTGGTATTAGAGGCCACGGGGTTATAGTTGTAACTGGATCCAGAACCCGATAACCCGCTAGTACTAGGAACATATGACCTTCCAGATGCGCTAACTACTGTAGAAGCGGCATTAAATAAACTGGATACCAGAGCCTGACTACCAGCTCTAGAATACTGACTAGCCTGAAAAGAGCCCTCAATACCTACTTTTTGGGCATTTTGAGAAGCCCCGTACTTCGCCATAATGGCGTCATATTTACCCTGGGCTAGCATGCCAGCTGCGGTTACTCTTGCGCTATTCATGGCATTCATTCCAGCCATCTCAGCTTCGTAGACCATCTGACTTCCAGCTAAGTCTGCCTCCCACTCTCCTTGAGTTGCGGCATTAAGAAGAGTACGAGCTTGCTCATCGGCGTTATACCTCATGATGTGCCGTTCAAATTCTCCTTGAGTTTTAGTGTCAAGGACGGCTTCAAGAGGAGTGCCCTCATTTGTTATAACATTGGAAGCCGCGAATCCAGCTATCTGTTCCCCGGCTATCTGTGCAATTTTTTGATCGAGGATTTTTTCATCCAGTTTTTCGGCTTTCCATACACCAGTGGCTTCATCCAATAACAATGTGGAGTTATGTTCGGCTACGAGGTCTTGTAAGTCCGCGTTGTACTGGGCCACTGCTAAAGCATTCCCTGCGTTAGCAGCCGCACCTCTTAAAGTTAACTCGGCATTAAACCTAGAGAACTTGGTTATCGCGTCAGCCTGCCAAGTACCAAATACCATTAAATTTGTGGCATTCCAATCAGCGTAAGCCTGGGCTGCCCTGGAATTAGCCCGCCCTTGAGAATATGAGGATATCCCGCTGTATATAGCGCTTGCAGCCATTATTACAAGAGGCCAAGCCATTATTTATTTACCTCCACGGTATCTACTAGGCCTATTACGGTAAGAGGCAGTGGTTTTTCTTGAATAATGCTTATACTTGGGTCTGAATCATACCCTTCAGGAAAATTAATTGTATGGTATCCTGAGAACGTTGTAGGCTGTGTATTCACATCTTGTGAAGCATCTCTAGCCTGCACATCCTCATAGTAAGTACCATCACCTATCTTCATACCTACAGAATTACTGAATAATACATTCACATCAACTATACGTTGAGTACGGCCCATGGAAGTGCCATCTCGTAATTCTTGTTCCAGCAGCTCAGGTATAAGTTCAGATATGTACTGTAAGCCATACACAACCTTACTTGTGCCAAAGCTTAATGTAAATACACCCGAGCTATCCGCCACTACTGGCGCGTGAACTATACCGTCACAAATAGCATGAACAGTCTTACCAGCGAATCGAGTCTCCGTGAACGTTAATGACTCTGGATTTAAAACTATGGTGTGGCTGTCTAAGAACAGGCTATCCATAGTGTCTGTTCCTCGGAACTCAGTCTGCAATTTTTCTAGGCACCAAGAGCCATTTCCTTCTATTCCACTCAGCCTGGCTACTACTACCCAGATATCAGTTTCCCTATTCTTTCCTGGAGTAGCCCCGATAGACATGAAGTATCCTGCGGTATTATGATTATGCCAGGCTACAACTTTTTGTTCTCTCTGGTAAGTAAGTCCTAGTAACGTACCATCGTCACGTATCGCCCATACAATTGAATTAGGCGTCTGCTGAAAGGCCCAATCAACTATAGAGTTCTCCTCGGTAAGATGAGGAGCTAATACCGTCATATCATTAACTTTATAACTCTGGTAATTATAGTCGTATACAAGCTCATTGACAATACGACCAAGACGCTCAACGAACAATACAGCAGGCCCGATAAGTAAGGGTTGGACCCTCTCACTCCCTTGATTAGTATGGCGGAGAGCCATAATATTTGTAGGAGTAATAGCGTTGCTAATGCCCCCGTCAATAGTCCATTCATCACCATAGGTGCCTACCAGAAGTGAACGGGTAGCTTTCATCCACCTAATAGCATTCTGGTCTTCACTAGCTAAGGTGAACGCCATAGCCTGGTCTGCTACTAACCCGTTATCTCCAGGGCTAGTGTTAAAGTTATACAAGTCCTGAATCGCAGAGAGCCATATAGTCTGAGGCCGTTTCCATGTACTGCCGAATGCTAGTCGTTGCTGGTATGCAGACACAGTAGTAGGCCAGCCTAAATTTGATCCCCACCAAGGCTTAGAACCTTTAGGGTCCCAAGTACCGCCTTCTTTCAGGCAGTCAGTTTTAGTCCTAATCTTCCAGGTTTGACAATAAGGGGTACTAGCTGTCCAGGTTCCTGTAAGAGTCTCACAGTCGCTTTGGTTATCAATTTTAAATGCTTCACAGGCCTCGTACCACTGGCCTAAATAAATCATATTCTCGCAAAGAGTTTCGCTAGGAATTATCTCTCCTCTACAGTCTCCGCCGTATGGAAACTGTGTAGAAATAGGCTGGGCTACCCAACGACCACCCGCTTCATTACATGATAACTCGTCAAATATCCTGTAGTTCCTGCATTCAGCTATCCAGATGCCATCTGCAGTTGTGCAATCGGCTGAGTCTTCAATCACATAACTGGCACAAGTTCCTCCAGTTACCCAGGTGCCCTCGTATTTTTCGCATTTAGCTTGGTTAGCTGGAGTAACTCCAGAACATGAAGTGGTAAATATGCCTCCGGGCTGCTGAGGGTAATTGTCAAAAGGAACTTCTAAGTACTCCCAAACAGTGCCGGCCGTGTTTTTCCTTTTTATTTCTATAGGGGACCTAGATCCACTTGCAAAAGCTACATAGATTATGTCTCCAACTTGTGTATACTGAAGTCCGGGCTCATTAGAGTCAATAGGGGCTGTAACTGCTCCCATATTCAACCAAATAGCTCCGTTATCAGTTACTCTTGATCCTGTCCCCGTTGGCCATGTAGGTTCAGTAGTTGCATGAGAAGTGCCTGCATCTACACATTTATAATAATAGCCATTTGTGGTAATTGGTACTACATAATCTGATAGAGTGTAAGCAGTGCCTACCGCCCAAGTGGCGGCCTTATCTGACTCAGGAATAACTAAAACAGGGTCTCCCTCGGAGTCTGTTACTAAACCCTCAGAGTTGGCTACATATATTGTGTAGTAAGCTTCACCAAGTTTAGGTACAAATACTAGTACGAAGGCCTCATTAGTACCAAATACAAAGGGAACTATCCTTGGGCGCCTAGTCCAACTAATTGAATCATATTCACCAAGGTCGTATATAAACTCGAGTCCTGGGCGCCGTACAGCAGGCCCCTGGGACTTAACATACATATTTGTGAGAGTTTTACAGCCATTCTTATACCGATCTAAATCAGTACGGAGTCCCAATGACGGGGATAGAACTCCAGCTGTAAAATTTTGTTTAAGCCGATGTAACTGAGCCATCTGGGTTCACAAATGTGTCATTGTTAGCATCGTTATCGGCATAAGTATATTCACTACCGATGTTAGCATCGTCTGTTTTAGCTAAGGCTACTCTAGCCTCAGCTTCTTTAGTAAGTTTCTCAACGGACTCAGAATCACCTTTTATGCCAGGAGCCAAGTACACGATGAGTCTGCTTATTAAAGCCCGCATAAAAGGCCAGTTAAAAGTCTCAGGGTTCGTGTTACTATAGGTATAAATAAGAGATGCATCGGCTACATTGGTTACTACTGTGCTACCAACCAAGTGCCAGGCGTCTACACTGCCCAATGGGAGGAGGTCTATAGGCAGTATACAGTCCGCGGGCAACTGATACACGTATGTGCCTATGTCGCTCTCAGCGTCAAGAAGACTCAACACAGCTACTTTGCGCATACAAGACCACGAGTGCTCCGAGATGAGTTCATCCCGGAGCATCGGGTACAATACTTTGCACAATCTGGAGGCTTTAGTGCCCTCATCAAAATCAGTAATGAGGGCCCCACCTAGCTTAGCTAGGGCCATATTGCACATTCTTATATCGCTGTTAGCGGCCATGCTTTATATCCACGTTACGGAATCGAGCGTCAATGAACTCTTTGATAAGAGTCTCTTTACTCGCTGATTTCGCAAGGTTAATATTGTAGGTCTCCTTAGCGAATGCTACAAGGTCATCATGGGTCCAAGAAGTACTTGCAGTAAGCACTTCTTCAGAGGCTGTAGCAAAATCAACCTCAATCTCACTCACAGCTGAGAAATGAAATTTAGGAGCCTCTTTGAAATTAGCTACCTGACCGGGTTTATAGCGTACTGCGCGTTCTGTCTCATGCTTCATAAAACAATCACGAGTACATACGTACTGTTTTACTGGCGGTACTTTAATTGCTACTAGCGCCTTAGGCGCTTCTTTTGTTCCTGGTTCAGCCATTTTATCCTCCAAAGGAGGGGGAACTTAATCCCCCTCCTCGGTTAGTTTTATTACCGGTTAGTCTGCTGGCCGGTGACGAGACCAGCAGTGATACCCGTACCAGCGCTGGCGCCAGTGAGAGCCAGTTTTACGTACCGAGCAGTGTCCGGAGATAGTTCGAAGAAGAACGTGCCAAGGTTCAAGGTAGCCGCCAAAAGGGTATAAACTTTGTGGCCATCAGCTGCCGCATTGGTTGCACCATCGGTAACGGTAAGAGCCGTAAGGCCGGCCATATCAGCATTAGCGCAGGTGATAAAACACCGATAGGGCTCACCGGGACCAGGGCGAGTCGTGCCCAGGTCCAGAACAGTGACGGAAGCGTCGTACGCTGCGTCGTCATACCACAGATTCAAAGCGTCAATAATCATTGTAATACTCCTTTTCAGGGGTTAAGTAACTAATTAGGTCAATACGTCTTCAGTCTCGAGCAGAGCATCACATTCCTTGATTGGGATGCCACGGAACGTAAGCACTTCCTTACCAAACACTTCCTTCATGCCGAGGGTAGCGTTGGACTTTTCAACAGCGGCCAGATCAAGCATAGTGCTA